AGGGCTTGAAGATGGACCCGCTGATCCTTCGATCCGACGCTGAACCACCGCCGAACAAACTTATCCCCTTACTCGAAAATGATGCGAAATTCAAAAAAACGTGGCAACGTAGACGCCCCGAGTTCCCCAGCCCGAGCGAGTACGACCAAAGTATCGCCAATACCACGGCCTACGCCAACTGGACGGAGCAGGAAATCGCCAATACCATCATCGCCTTCCGCCGATTGCACGATCTGGACGTGACCAAAGCACTGCGCCGAGATTATATGCAGCGAACCATCGGAAAGGCGATAAAGACAGCAAAACATGACCGAACAATAGCAAAACTGGCTGAAACTGCAATGCAGGCAATGGCCGAGGATCAGATCATAACCGAGGCTGAAGCAATACGGGAAAACAGGACTATGGCCGAGATGAACAATAAACAAACAATAACCATACTGGCGGATGCCATCAAAGACGCCGATACCGAATACACACAAAATGGCACTGCGGACGCTACGACAAAAAAGGCCCTCCTGGAAAAGCTTTCAGCCGTATTGGGAATCCCTATCCTGCGGTGGGTTCAGCATGGACAGGAAAATGCCAGATACAGCCTCCAATTAAGCGACGGACGTTGGGTGCGCATGGGAACCACAAAAGATGTTCTGTCGCCGGATCACTTCCGCTCACGTCTATATGAGGCAACACGAGTTCTTATAAAGACCACCAAACGAAAGACTTGGGATAATGTCTGTCAATGCCTCGCAAAGGTCGTTGAAGTAGTCGAAAACGAAGAAATGACCGACGCGTACCAAACAAAACAATGGATTAAATCCTATCTCGATGACCATCCACCCATGAAAGAGGAAGACTGGCAAGAAGCGGCATCCATCTCCGAACCATTCATCAGAAACGATATGTGTCATATCCATGCCGGCGAACTACATAAGCATATGCGCATACTTCAACACGAGAAGATCACACATGCAGAACTATGTGATTGCTTGAAAGTCTGTGGCTATGCTAGAGTTACGGTATTCTTCCGTTATGGTGGTGAGCGCAGCACAAGATCGTTCTGGGCCAAAGCCATAATGTCATAGCTATGTATATAGAGTTTGAAAAACAAAAAGCAAAATTGGTTATGACGTTATGATACAGATATATATCCTTATCACACAGTATCTTAACCGTCATAAGAGATATTATAGCAACGTTATGACAGTTATGACAAAAGGGACACGAGCGCCCGCGCGCGAGAGATGGAAAAATAAAATCTCTAGATAAAGAGAGAGATTGTGAAGTAGCATTGTGGAGTTGGAATCGTGAGAGCAATCAATGGCACATACATCATCATAGGCCCCCCCGGCTGTGGTAAGACGTCTCATCTGGCCGGAAAAACGCGCCAGTGGGTGGCGTGGGCGCGGAAGTGGCATCCGGAGAACAAGACGCCGGTCCTGCTGTGCTCGCTTACGCGCAACGCCGCCGCTGAGATAGCGGGACGTGACTTGCCGCTACCGGAGAAGTGTGTGGGGACGTTGCACAGCCACGCCTATCGGGCGCTGGGTTGCCCGGAGGTGGCCGAGGCGCATCTGGCGGACTTTGGGGAGGCCCATCCGGCCTACCGGCTGGCGGGCCGTGAGGTGGATCCCGACGATCCCGATTGGGAGCAGATGGCCCACGAGCGGTCAATGGGCGATGAGCTTGCGAGGCGGTATCACCTGTTGCGGGCGAGGATGGTCGAGCGAGATTTGTGGCCGTCGCGCGTGCAAGCGTTCGTCGCGGCGTGGGAGGCGTGGAAGGCCGATGCGGGTGTGATAGACTACACGGATATGATTGAGATGGCGTTACATGATACAGAGCATGCGCCGGGCAGTCCGTTGATCGTCATCGCGGATGAGGCGCAGGACTTATCGGCGCTGGAGTATGCGTTGCTCTGCAAGTGGGGGGCGGCTTGCGGGCGGCTGATCGTCACGGGTGACCCATACCAGGCCCTCTATGTCTGGCGAGGCGCTCACCCGGAGATATTCCTGGATGAGTCCATCCCCCGGGAGCGGAGGCGCGTGCTCACGCAGTCCTATCGCGTCCCCAGAACCGTCTACCGGGCGTCGATGCGATGGGTGGAGCAGTTGTCGACCTATCGACCTATCGATTATCAGCCGCGCGATTACGATGGGACCGTGCTGCGGCACAAGGCTACGTGGCGGGCGCCTGAGCGGGCGGTGGACCTGGCCGAGCGGTATTTGGCAGAGGGCAAGACTGTGATGTTTGCGGCGTCATGTTCGTTCTTTCTCTATCCGTTGCTCAAGGTTCTGCGGCGTCGCGGGCTTCCCTATGCTAATCCTTGGCGACCGAAGCGGGGCGGCTGGAATCCGTTGACGGTGGCTCGAGGCGTTACGATGGCTCAGCGGCTGGCGGATTTCCTCCGGTACGACGTACCGAGCTACGGGGACAAAGCCCGTCCCTGGACGCCGGCGGAACTTAATCGGTGGGTGTCCGTGCTCAGGAGTGAGGGATTGCTAGTCTATGGTGCCAAGAAGCAGATACGGGTGGCTCTATCATTGGACAAGGAGATAGGGATTGCTAGTCTTCTAGAGCTGTTTCGATCTGATCCATTAAATAATCTGTTGGGGATGCTCGCAGCTCGTGGTGGCGATGCCGGTGAGTCGGTAGTGTCACGACAGAGGATAGTGGCGTGGTGGTCGGATCGGTTATTGGGGACTAAGGTCAAGGCTGCCAGGTATCCGCTCAAGGTGGCTGAGGTCCATGGCGCCCGGGCGCTGACGGCTCCGCCGCGTCTTTATGTGGGCACGATCCACAGCTTCAAGGGTTCTGAGGCGGATGTAGTAATTCTCTTTCCCGACCTGTCGCCGTCCGGTATGCGGGCATGGGATAGTAAGGGTGAGCCTCGGGACAGTGTGATACGGCTTTTTTACGTTGGTTTGACCAGGGCAAGAGAGACGTTGATTCTCTGTGACCCCGCCGGCGTTTCTTCGGTGAACATTCAAAAGGTGGTGCAACATGACGAAACAGTTGCGAAGTGAGAAGGCGATCATTAAGGACATTACACGGCACTTGGACAGGCTGGGGATCTGGTGGGTCAAGCTGCATGGTTCGATTTATCAGCAGCGTGGATTGCCTGATTTGTTGGTCGTGGCTGAGGGCATGGTCTTTTTTTTCGAGGTCAAGCGTGCTGGCGGGAAACCGACGACGTTGCAGCAACATACCTTGGAGCGGATCAGGGGAGCGGGGGCACCGGCGGAAGTGGTTACATCCTGGGACGATGTATCCAAGATTATGGCGATAGGAAACAAAGGCAAGGGCAATGAAGGTTGAGTTGGCGGAACAACATGCATGGGATCGGCGGGGGATTACCTTACGACTTGCGTCGGAAACAGACGCAGAAGCAGTCGAGATCGACCGGATAGCGGTTGTATTGCGGAGAGAAGCTGGAAAACGTATCGGCATTGCCGAAGTATGCAAAGATGGCAATGAAGATTACGTATTAATGCTAAGATTCACGACAAAATGATCGATCTTGAAACAGTTCCGACGGGCGGTTTGTGGAAGGAGATAAGGAGCAGATTCCCTCATGTGGTGCTGGGCTTCATGGTACCTGGGAAGCGGGAAGAGGATCCGTGGCGTGTTGTTGCGTTATATCGTGGTGATGCGGTCGTTTGTCTTGGTTTGGTACAGCATATCAATCGTGCCTTGCTTCGCAGCATGCCATTGGTGAATGATGATTTGAGTGAGTTTTTGGGGGACGAGGAAGAAGATGAAAAATGATAAGATTAAGCAAGGATGCTTTACTCGTCTTGACGTATCTACCTAGGGAGCCTGCAGGGGCCTGTGTGGCGGACCTGGCGGAAGATTGCTTTCCTGATGATCGGGTACCCCGGGGTCGTGTGCGACGTGCCCTCCGAGAACTTGGCAAGGTTCTGCATATCAAGCATACCAATCATACGGACGAAGCCCGCGGTTGGCGGACGCACTATTCCGTTGCCGCTGATTCCTGGGAAAAAGCCATGATTTTGAGTCGTCAATGGTTCGAGGCGGGGGGAAATTAACAGCCATAACTTCCTGTTTTACCGTTTATTACAAACCTGGGGGATTTTTTGTTTGACGATCAACAAATAAGTGTGTTTAATGACCGTTGAAAATATAATGTCTTTTTGGGAATAAGACCAATGCCTGAATTGCAATGTGTGACTGAGCCTATTATTCGCGATGCCCAGCCGGTCCCCTTTATTGAAAGAGAAGGAGATTCGGTAAAGGGAAGACACCAGTACGGGGCTTATATTCTTCCAAAAGGTGGAGAATTGACTGTGGAAGTCAAATTGGATGGACGGCTCCTGGAGACTCTTGGACCTTATAGAGTAACTGCCCAGGATGGCAAAAATGCTCTAGTAGATGTCAGATTGAGGGTTAGTGATGACTGTGACCAAAGCAACTTCACGGAGAGTGTTTGATGGCTACTCAGTATGCACTGACGGGAGATTGGTCCGCTGACAATACCTGGGCGAATGAGTCTGGGGGAGTAGCGGGATCAGGGAATGTACCTGCCAATGGCGACATTGTCGTCTTTGATTCCAATTCAGGTGCCGTTACTGTGAACGTGAATTCAAATGCTCTTTATACGCTATCAATGACGACTTATACATCGACATTAACACTTACGAACAATATAGACGTTGATGGAAACATTATCTTCGGAGGAACAATAACTGGAGCAGGTGATGTTTCTTGTGGAGCAGAGGGAAGTGTTCAAGCGGCATTAGGAACGGATCTGTCTGGTTGGAATGGAAAGTTGGTGATTGATGGTTATGGTTCTCAGGCTCTGAGTGTAGACCCGTCTATAACTCTGCCAGCGGTGGAGATAAATAAAAGTGCAGGTACGTGTACTAGTTATAAGGCGGTTTCAATTCATTCTCCAGACGGGTTTAAGCTTAGTGCAGGGACTTATAATGACGATGGCCGTGACCATACCGTTGCAGGAGATATTGTCGTAGATGGAGGAACACTCACTTCAACAGGCGAATGGACAATGAGTGCTGATGGAGATCTTGATCTTTCTTGGAAAAGGATTCAGGAGTTTGTTGTTCCTGAAGGGGTCACATGCAGCGTTGTCGATCCTTCACAGGTTAGGAAATTGACTGTCGCAGGAACGCTAACGACTCCAGCGTCTCCTGATGACAAAACTCTTTGGATCTCTCCTGCCGCTGCAAATTGGTGGAATGTAACAGGAACTGTCTCTTGTCATGTTGGAATACAGAATGTTTCTTATGCACCAGGGGCGGATATTGTCATAGAAGATATGAATTTTATAGTTAATTCGGTTGGATCTACAGAACTAACACTAGCTGGGGTTGACCTCGGAGCAGGGGATCTGAAGGTATATGGTGACGGTGCGGGGGATTCAATGAGTCTGATTCTGACGGGTGACTTGGCGTGTAACGATGTTATATTGGGCGACTCTAATAGCACAGGGCATGGGAAACTTAAACTTGCATCGACAGCAAACGTCAACAGCATTTTGAAGGGACATGCGGATAACAGCGGGAACGAATTCAATCTAGTAAGTGCGTCGGTGACGTTGACGGGTACATTGGACGGGGACAACATTTCCGTCTTGAACACAGATTGTCGGATACATGGTGGTACGGTCCAGAACGTAAATGCTTCGGGGACCAACATAATCCGTGCTACGGATAACGTGACCGATGGCGATGGCAACGTGAATGTTTACTTTGGGATTTATGACCGAAATGATCAATATGGCCCTGGTGGTCAGAATATTCTTGCCAGTCAGTTTAACGACCAGTATGGCACAAGCCCGTATGGATTACCGAACAATGATCTGTACGCCAATAACGACGCATATGGGATTTTATAGGTTGTGCGATGACTGAAACAGACACAATCAGCAAGTACAAGCCTGAGTATTGCAGGCAAGCTTACGTTGCTTCTGCCGGAGGTTTTGACAGGGCGCATCTGGGTAAGTTGTTCGATGTAAGCAAGGACGAGATTGACGATTGGCTGCGTGAGTATCCTGAGTTCGCTAAGGCGGTCTTGCGCGGGATGGACGAATACGACACGACCCAGATCGAGGGGGCGCTGAAGAAGATCGCCCTGGGTTATGAGTATGACGAGGTTACGGAAAAATTCGACGAGGACGGCGATCTCGTCGGTCGCAAGATCGTCACAAAACAAGTTCAACCGAGTATACAGGCGATAACTCTTTGGCTGACGAATCGCAACCGCTTACGATGGAGCAATCGTCAGGATGTTGCTGTTACGGGCGGCGTGAAAATCGTTGTTGAAAAAACGTATGGTCAAAATGCAGAACAATCAGCCGCAAGAATCGAGCGGTTCGGCAACAACTGAATCGGCTGTTCGATTCCAACTGTCTCCCCGGCAGACCACTGCATGGGATTTGCTGGAAAATCCGTCTGTTAAGGAAGTTCTGTTCGGCGGGGCAAAGGGAGGCGGGAAAGCCACAAGTCTTGATACGCCAATACTTACGGTAGATGGTTGGAAAACAATGGGGACCATTCGTGTTGGTAACCAGGTTTTTGATGAGCGCGGTGTTCCTTGCTCTGTTATTGGGCGTAGTCCTGTCTATCGTAAGCATGATTGTTACAAGGTTCGTTTTAGCGATGGGTCTGAGATTGTTGCCGACAAGGGGCATGAATGGTTTACCGAAATGTATCGAGAGCGATGCAATAATGCTAGGCATACGGAAGAATTTAGAGCGGCCCGGAGATTGAGGCGCCCCTCGCGTGGCACTGGTAAGAAACCGGACTTGGCTCTGCGGAATGCTGCACGGCAATATAAATACAAACAATCCAATGCTGGCGGGATCAGGACCACGGAAGAGATAGCCCAAACTTTATATCACAATGAGTTTATAAATCATTCCGTTCGAGTATGTGATCCGCTGCAATATCCACAGGCCGATCTGTCGATTCCGCCTTATACGTTAGGGGTGTGGTTAGGAGATGGCACTGCTCGCAATGGAGCAATTACTAACCCGGATTTGCAAGTAATCGACGAGATACGCAAGGATGGCTTTGTCCTCAAAAAGCAGAAGTCCAATAAGTTTGGTTGGGGCATTCGCGGTCTTGCGGTCATGTTGAAAGCAATGGGGCTGTATCGCAATAAGCATATTCCCGACGAGTATAAGAGAGGTTCCATCGAGCAACGGCTATCGCTGTTGCAGGGGTTAATTGATTCAGATGGCCATGTGACGGATCGCGGTAGCGTAGAGATATGTTTGTCCGACGAACGTCTTGCGCATGACGTGCATGAGTTGATTGTGGGATTGGGGATTAAGGTAACTATTCGGCAATCAGAGGCTTGGCTGAAGGGGAAGCGATGCAAGGACAGATATCGTATAAAATTCTGCACGGCCTTGCCTGTATGTAGACTCTATCGCAAGAAGATTCGACAGAACACCAATCCAACTTTACGCACAAGAAGGCGATATATTGTAGCCTGTGACCGAGTTACAACGGTCCCGGTTAGATGTATTGAAGTCGACAGCCCAAGCCGTCTCTACCTTGCAGGGAAATCATTGATTCCGACTCATAACAGTTACCTGGGCTGCATGTGGTCGTTTTGGCTTTGTTTGAAGATCATTGAGGATTGCAAGATCGAATCATGCAAGCGCCCTATCCCAGTTGGGTTCTTGGGTCGTAAGATTTCCAAGCACTTCACTGATACTACGTTGGAGACGTGGATAAAGGCTATTCCATCTGACGTATATGAGTTACGGACAGGTGATAAGGAAATCGTCATAGGTGGTAAGGTGAAGCTTGATTACGGTGGGCTTGATAACCGTGAAACACTCAGCAAGTTCAATTCGGCAGAGTATGCATTCTTCTTCCTCGACCAGGCTGAAGAATGCACGCGGGATGATGTGAGCACGCTTCGCGCCACGCGACGGCTTGTCATCAATGACATTACGATCCCGCCCAAGGGGTTGTTCACGGCGAATCCCGCTGCCTCTTTTTTGAAAGAAGAATTCATCGATAAGCCTACGGCTGATCGGCGGTTCGTTCAATCGCTGCCTGCTGATAATCCCTGGTTGCCTCAAGGATATGTCGACGAGTTGAAGGATAGTTTCAAGCATCGTCCCGAATTGATCGAGGCATATCTATATGGTTCCTGGGATGTATTGGAAGGTACGGATCAGGTCATACAGGCCGCATGGCTGCGCAACGCGGCGGAAGTGACTTTCCACAAGCCCTACAAGCGGCGGCTGCTGGCCTGCGACGTTGCCCGATTCGGCGACGATGAGACCGTCATCTACTACATGGAAGAGACGGACATTCTTGATGAGAAGATTTACGGCAAGAAAGACTTGGTGCATACGGCGAATCTTCTGCATGTGACGGCCTTGGAGCGGAAGGTAAAGGCCGTCGTGGTAGATGGTGACGGCGTGGGCGGTGGAGTGGTGGATCAACTTCGACAGATGGCCGGGGACCAATATGAGGTTATCGAGATTAATTCCGCCGCAAAGTCGAACAACCTGGCGAAGTTTCACAACGTCCGCGCTGAGATGTGGTGGAAGGCGGCGGAGGATTTAGCAGCGGGCGATGTGGAATTGAAGCATGACGATTTGGAATTGAGGCGGCAACTGTGTGCACCGCGATACCATTTTCGTAACACGCGGATCGTGATCGAGCCTAAAGAGGACATCAAGAAGCGACTGGGTCGGAGTCCCGACCGGGCGGACGCCTGGATCATGGGAAACTATGCCCTGGATCGGATTTCGCCCGACCTGCCGCGCAGGCGTAGGAGTTACAAGGATGCCTATCGCGAAGGCAGCGAACTTAGTGTAATGGCGATGTGACGATGAACGACGAAGAACTATTGGCGAAGGTTAAGGGTTTTCTTAAGAAAGGTCTGGCGGACAACCAGAACTGGTGTAGTCGCGCACGGACGGCGTATCGGTTCTATCTGGGGGAGCAATGGGACTCGGCTGATTTGGAAATACTTAAAAATGAGGGACGGCCCGCTTTTACCATTAATCGAATCTTGCCAGTCATCAATCTTTTGAGCGGCGTGCAGCGACAGAACCGTCAGGACATCAAGGTTTACGCCCGGCGTGGGGGCACAGAGAAGGTTGCAGCTGTATTGACGGAACTTGCCAAGCATACTCAGGACATTTCTAATGGCGAATGGGAATTTTCGGCGGCGTTTCTTGATGGGATTATCTGCGGTAAGGGCTGGTTGAGTTTTGATATCGACTACAATAACGATCCGTTGAACGGGGATTTGGTTATCCAAAAGCTCTCTCCCTTCGATGTGATCGAAGATCGCGAAGTGATGGAGTATGATCTCAATCGCAGCGCTAAGTACATCATTCGACGATTTTGGGCGGATAAGGAGGAATTGCTGCTCCGATACCCGGATATGAAAAATGAGATTGACGTGGCGGCGTTAAGGGAAGGAGCCGATCCTGCAATGCCTGGTAATGATATCGGTGATGCTGATCCACTTCATGAGACCAACGATTACAGCGATGAGCAGCAAGGGGGCGACGGAGTCAGCGAACGGAAATATCGGTTCCGGGTTTACGAATGCTGGTGGCGCAGTTACGAGCGGCGGAAATTCCTGGTGAATGTATCCACTTTGGAGTTTATGCGCATTGGTCCCAAGAAGGAGGACGTCGCCAAGGCACTGGCGAGAACGGCAAACGAAAAGGGAGTATGGACGATCAAGGAGCGGATTGCGCCCGTGCTCCACGTCACTACGTTTACCGGTGATATTCTGTTGGAAAACAGGGACGATCCGTATGGCGGTTTGACGGTTTATCCTTTTGCTCGATTCTGCCCTTATCACGTAAACGATAACATCATGGGGGTAATAGACAACCTTGTCGACCCGCAAAAGGAACACAATAAGCGGCGATCTCAGGTGCTTCATCATCTGAATCAATCGGCGAATAGCGGATGGATGGGGGATCGTGACGCCCTGACTTCTGAAGGCTGGGATGAGTTGAAAGAGTTCGGCTCTAAACCCGGTCATCAGATCAAGCTTAACCCGGGTAAGACATTGGAGCGGATCAATCCTTCTCCGCTTTCGGTAGGACATATGACGATAGCGGAGCAGAGCTCGGCGGATATAGACCGGATTAGCGGGGTGAACCCCGATCTTCAAGGGCGAGAATCCTCGGCACACGAATCCGGGCGGCTGGCGCTTTTGCGGAAGAATCAGGGGATGCTCGTTAACGAAATCCTCTTTGATAACTTCAACTTCACCCGCCAGATTTACGCGCAAACCCTGGTGGATTTCATTCGTCTACCGGACATAACTGGAAACAGCAGATCGAAGTTGTATTCTGATGCGGAGATCGCTGCGCTCATCAGCGAGAAGAATCTCGATGTGGATATGGAGCAGCTTACATCATTCGCCACGGGGCGATACGGAGTCAAGGTATCTCAGAGTCCGACCGCTCCGACGATTCAGCTTGCCAATTATGAGTTGTTGATCGAGGCTCTTCGCGCTGGGTTGCCGATCAATCCGAAACACATTCTGGAAGTATCGAATCTCCCGAATAAGGATGAGATGGTCAAGGACATTGAGCAGCGGGAGGCGGCGGCGGCTCAAGTAGCGGAAGAACAGCGCAGGATAAATGTGCAGAAGCAAGAGATGGAGATGCAAAAACAGCAGATGGAAATGGCGAAGCTCCAGGTCGAGCTTGCGGGGGCGGCGTCATGACGGATAAGACAACCAAGACGAAGGCGACTTTAGAGAAGCTTCTTCGATACTTTCAAAGTTTATTGGAAGAGCAACCGGACTTTCATGGGTCCATTAAGGTAAATTTTTTCAACGGGCATGCACCCAACATAAACAGGGAAGAGTGTGTGCGGTTGGAGTAGTCATTGACAATTGAATACGTAGGGACAACGGCAAAAATCCGAGCCCTGGTTAGGCCATTCCTTTTGGCATGGTCTGGTCAGGGCTTTTTGTTTGGGGAATCACCGCAACCGTGACGGGTATTTCACGGGATAACCTTACTGCTGGGTATAGCAGGTATCGGGCGACTTGGAGCCCGCAAAAACCAAGGAAGGAGTAATCGCAATGGCTGACGAAGAAAAAAATACTGGTAGCGACAACTCGGAGTCGCAGAACACTAATGAGCAGCCGAAGCTTCCGGATGGTTTCGACATAATGCAGACCAAGGAAGCGAAGGGGCTGGTCAAGGATGTTCAAGCCGAGCGACAGAGGCGGCAACAGTTGGAGGAGCAGATAGGATCACTCCAACAACAACTGACCGATCTCAACTTGCAATTGGCTGATCGAGCCAAGAGCAAGGAGGACACTGATGATGAGCTTGACGATGATGATGTTCTTACCGTTGCCGAGGCGAGAAAGTTATTCGCCAAGGTGCGCGAGCAAGACAAAGCTCAGGTTCAAAAAAACGAACAGGAAGCTCTTAGTCGCCGGTATATGGAATCCGAGGAAACGGCCAGAGCGGAATTGACGGCTGAAAAGATGGGTGAAGGGCTGGATTACGATACCGTTCTTCGAGAGGGCGGGTCGCACCTGACCAAGGGTGACAAGATCAATATCAACAACAGCCCCGACCCCGCACGCGAAGCGTATGAATGCTGCTTGCGGCGTTCTCCTATGCTTCGCAAGCGTAGTGAGGCGGTCAGAAATGCCCGCCTCGTGGACAAACTTAAGGAAGGTTCGACCCCTAAGGGCAGCGGCGGTGGCGACGTGTCGGAATTGGGTGCGGAATATGACAGGTTTATGAGCATGCCTGAGGCTGAGTTGGAAAAACAGCTTCGGGCCAATTCTAAATTAGAAGACATGCTCACCGTCAAGAAGTAGCCCTGACAGGCTGAACATAACAGACGCAGCTTAGGGATAACGGAAACAATCCGAGCCCCGGTAGGCAGCGCGAAGGCGTTGCTTGCCGGGGTTTTTTGTTCGGCGGCTGCGGAGAAAGGAAACTTAATCATGGCTGATACAGCTTTTAGAAGTGATGACAATCTAACGAAAGAGGTGTGGTCTGCGGCCCTGTTTCGGGATGCCTTGAAGAAGATGTGGTTTGGCAAATTCGTTGGTGAAACCGCCAGCAATATCATTCAAGTCAAGAACGAACTGACCAAATCCAAGGGTGATAAGATCACCTTTGGCCTGCGCATGCAGTTGAAGGGTCAGGGCACTGGCGATGATGGGACAATCGAAGGCAATGAGGAAAACTTGACCCTCTATGATTGGTCTACGACGGTTCACGAGCGTGGTAATGGTGTAAGGCTCAAGGGCAAGATGACGGCGCAGCGAACCGTTTTCAATCTTATGGCCGAGGCCAAGGATGCATTGTCGGAGTGGCTCGCTAACATGTTCGACAACGATACGTTCCTTGCGCTCTCAGGTCTCGCCAATCCTGCAATTCGGGATGATGACGGGACGATTGTTGCAGCGGTGTCGCCTAGCAATAACAGGAAATGGTACGGCGGTCAAACTGCTGCCGGTGTCGTTACGACCGGTACGTCTGATGCGACGATCGGTCAAGATGATGCCACCGATTACTTGGATTTTCTGTTCGGTACTAAGGTCATCGACATCATCAAGCGCAAGGCGCAAGCGGCGATCCCTAAGATTCGCCCGGTGAAGGTTGACGGTGAAGACCATTACGTGATGCTTATTCACCCCCTTCAGGCCAAGGCCCTGCGCGGTGAGACTGCGTGGCTTGCGGCACAGCAGGCGGCGAACATTCGCGGTCGCAAGAACCCGATCTTCTCCGGCGCGTTAGGTATCTGGAATGGTGTGGTCATTCACGAAAGCGAGTCGATTCAGACTCGTACGGGCGCGGCTGGTAATGGTCCGGAGACATACTTTGAATCCGGCGATTCGGCTAATGCGACCTATACTGTGAGTATTGCTCGTGCGCTGTTCCTGGGTGCCCAAGCCGGTGTTCACGCTTACGCTCAGCGCCCCAGTTGGTACGCCAAAATGTTCGACTATGGACGCAAGCCCGGCGTGGCGACTGACCTAATTTACGTTGCCGGGAAACCTCGATTCAACGGTGAAGATTACGGTGTCATCACTGTGGATACCTGCGTAGATCCTGATTAAGGCTGCGTAGACCTTGACTGAGAAAAGTGATCCTTAACGGTCTTTGAGACCAGGGAGAATAAATCATGTACGGATTGAAAAAGTATTTTTTTCAAGTTGTCGACCCCAATGGCGAACCGATCGTATCGGGGCTCAAGGTGTCGATTCTGACGGCTGACGGTGCTATCGCCACCGTGTATTCGGATGCGATCAAGACGGAGTTGCCCTGGGTGTCGGGAGTGCTGAGTTCAACGGCTTACGCTGCATTGGGCAACGGCATTGTCGAGTTCTGGTCAGCCGGTACGGACTTCGACATCGAAATCGTGGATGAGGTTGGCGGTCACATGAAGGTCCAGGGCTTCACCGGAGCCGACCATCGGATTGTCTACGATCCGAACCGTTCGGATTGCCAATTAGTTTATGCAACCACCGCAGCTGGAGCGGAGTTGGTGGATACGGAAGCTACCTTCGTGGACTTTCCCGGCACTGTTACCCTTTCAGGTGAAGAACTCAAAGCAGGAGATGTAATCCATATTCAAGGCATGGTCCTGTTCGCTGATTTCAATAGCGGCGACACGATGGACCTGAAAGTCTTATTGGGGACCGAAGCCATTCTTCAGACCGGCGATGTAACGCCGGCGGCTAATGATGACACAATCAGCTTCGATCTTTGGGTAACAGTTAATACCGCTGGATCGAGCGGCAAGATCAAAGTTGTCGGCAAGTGGGAAACCGATCTTAATGGCACTGTGGTTAATCACATTGTTGCTCCAACGGGTGCTGCCAAGGAACTGGCTGAGGATATCTCTGGCGATGTTCTTATCAAATGTCAGGGTGATTATAGTGCGGAGCATGAGGACAACGAAGCATATTTGATCGATTTGAAGGTCTTTGTCCACCACAACGGTAATGTCTAACAAGCATTTAAGAGTTAGTGGGATGAATCGCAACTCGGTTCATCCCACTAACTGAGGTTTTGCTATGGCGATCACCAAAGATGCTGTTCTGGCGGAAGTGAAGGCTCGGACTACGCGGACAACTCTGGCGGATGTGGATGATGAGTTGGCGGCGGTCCTGCTGGATCTGTCTACCAAGTGGCCGTTTTTGGAGAAGTCCAATACGGTGACGATTTCCGCCGGTGGGCATACCGTTGCGCTGCCGTCGGAGTATCGTCGCCCGCTTCGTGGCGTGACTATCACGGTGACGAAGGTCAAGCTGGACAAGCTCACGTTTCCGGAGTTTCTAACCCGATTGAGCGCTGATACCATCGAAGGTACACCTAACAGCTTCGCCATTTTCAACGATTCCATTTACGTTCATCCCATAGCATCGGCTGAAACGGGGCTAACGATCTATCATGCCTACGAGACTTCCGACGTGGATACCATCGTCTTCAGCGATGACTTCAAGGAGGCGATTATCGAAGGTGTCTGCTGGAAGGTTTACGAGGGCCTTGGTCAGATGGCTGAGGCGACGGCGGCGCAGATGCATAAGGCTTTCTACGATGAACAGGTCGAGGCGTTAAAGATTCGCTATGCAGATAGGGCGGAAGAATAAGGAGAAACAAACGATGCCAGCTAAGATCGGCAAACACAAGTTGACCGCCAAGGAACATCGGCAGTGGCGACATGTTTATAACAGAACCGGCAGTGGCGCACAGGCGACCGCCGCCGTTAAACGATCCATCGCCAAGCGTAAGAGATCGAAATGAGCATCAAAAAATCGGAAGTGCAGTCAGTCGTTATTAAGCGGCTTCGGGGATTGGGAGTCATGTCGCCTCCCAACGATATCGACGAAGAAATCCGAAGCGTCTTATATGACGTCAGCAGTCGCGACGATTTTCTCAAGACCTCCGGCACAATCACTACGTGGATGACGGCGACTAACACCGCCGACGGTGCGCCGATTTATAGTACGATCACTGGCGAGAGCACTATTACGGCACCGACGGCAACGTTCTATCCCTCGATGGTGGGAAAAGCAATCGCTTTTACTGCCACCGAGAACAGTTATGTTATTACTGCTTATACGAGCAGCACCGTAATTAAGGTCAGCGGGGACGCCAGCGGTGAGAGTGACGGCGATACGATCACCGTTACCGCTGATGGTTCTTATGGGTTGGGGGTGAATTTCAAGAGAAGCCTTGAGATTGCTATCTCGGCGGGGAATCACTTGGACCTAATCACGCCTGGCGAATATCAGGATTATATAGAGGGAGAATCTTCGCCTTCCACAGGTGAGCCGGAAGAATATGTAATTCTCGATGGTGCGGTTTGCAGTGTGATCTATCTCAAGCCGCACCCCGACGGCGTGTATACGATCAACCTGGATTACTCTTACTATCATCCCAATGATCTAACCAACATCAGGTTTTCCGAGCGATTCCGCGAATGCATCTATAACGGCGTGCTGGTTTTGTTGTGGCTTGGCCAATTGTCGCAGATTCAAGGGTCCCCGGAGCACGCCGCGAAGTACATGCAGTTGTACGAATCTGAAATTGCCAAGCGGAAGAACAATCTGCGCCGTCAACCGGCGTTCACGAAGTACAGAGATCTTTAGGAAGGTGAATTATGGCATGGTCATATAGCTTTGATGTAAGTACCCCTAGCGGATCGGATAAGCCTTTCGTTATTGACGATGAGATACGATTAATCAAACGGGCACTTCAGGAACGGTTTGATGCATGGGATATTTATTTTCCGTTAACTGGTAATGAGCAAATAGATACCGATGCATGTCAACACAAAAAGGTTACGTTTTGCAAACCGCTTACCGAGGACCCCGCCGTTCCCGCGAATAAGTTCGTTCTTTATACCAAAAATGTTTCTAATAAGGCGGAACTGTTCTTCCGAAGCGAAGTAGATGGTATGCCCAAGCAATTGACCAGTGAGGGAAACTGGAAGATCGTCATTGCCGATCTTAGCCCCGGAACAAGCACCATTGTCGACGATGATACTATCGAGGTTGACGCCAGTAATGGTATTCAAATCAAGGCGCTTGGAGTTGATACGGCTCAGATTGCAGCTGGGGCGGTAACGGCTGCTAAGCTGGCGTCCGGTCAGGCGAGCCAAGCCGTGGGATCATCGGACATATCGGAGACTACGGGGGATTGGGTGGACATGACGGATATGTCCATAGACCTGACCACAACTGGTGGAAAGGTTCTCGTGATGTTCTCCGCTTCAATGCGAACAACGGAATATCACAAGGGTTATTTGAGATTGCTTGTTGATACTGTTGAAAAACATGTGGTGGTCTGGGAGGTAGGAAGTAATGCCGCGAATCATTCAACGATGATGCAATGGCTTGCAACGGGACTCAGTTCGGCGTCGCACAATTTCAAAGTGCAGTGGAAAAAAGACGATGCGACTAACTATCAAGATGGGGCAACGTATCCGCGAGTGTTGACCGCCGTGGAATTGCCCTTCTAGGAAGTGTGTTTATGGCTTTAGAGCGTTTCGGCATCTTCGCACCAGTAATGGGGATTAAGCAGGACTTCCCCTCGATCCTCCTGCCTGCGGCGTTCACGGTGAACAATGAGAACGTCATGCTCCGCCGGGGCGAGATACATCGCGCTACTATGCGGGCGAAAGAATTGCAGTCGTCTACCGGTGGTGAGGAACCCGTTTTTACCCATGTGCAGACGCCCGATACATATCCGATCTTGTGCTACCATTGGTATGAAGACAAGGATGGTGGAGGGTTTCTGTTAGCCTTTACCAAGGCCCACATTTATCACTGGAATACAGGAACGTCCGCTTGGGATGAAAAATTTGAATGCAGCAGCAATTGTGATGATTGGAGCGTGGTTACATTTAATGATGATACATTGGGGCCTATCGTTGTTGCGACTAATAACGTCGACAAGGTGCAATGGTGGAAGGGTACGGGTAACTTTGCTGTTGTAGATGATGCTGATAACGGCATTGAAGTTGCAGATGATGAGGTTTATTTGACAAAGGCGAAGTATGTTGCGGTTTTCGAGAACTACCTATTTTTGGCTAACGTTACTGTAGGCGGCAGCGCTAAGAGACAGGCCCTTTACTGGAGCAAGATCGGTCAGTATGAAGAGTGGAATAGCTCTGATGCTGGCTCTGACGCCGGTTCCAAGGTCTTTCCTGGCGGGGATCAGATAATGGGATTGGGTAACTTTCAGGACTTTCTCCTAATCTTCAAAGAGCGGAGCTTTTACCGCATGTGGCTGGTATCGACGGATGATGTGTTCAACTCGGCGGTGATGAGTGAGAGCCTTGGCACCTACGCTCCGCATTCCATCGTTAACGGTATTGCCGGCGACTTGTACTTCTTCGCTTCAGACTACACCATTCGCCAGGTTAGGGGGGCGCTGAATGATTATTCGGTTATCTCCGATCCGGTGGACATCTTCGTAAAGGACATTCCGCCGGAATACGTTCACAAAATACAGGCAACGTACGTCTACGAATACGGCGAAATGTGGTTTGCGATCCCTTGTAAGACTAACGTACCAATGTCGGAGGGCGAGGTAACGGAAAACAATCGTGTGCTGGTCTACCTTGACGGGCGATGGTGTAGTCGGAAGATGCCGGTGGTTGCCTTTGGTGAGTATGAGCGTGAGACTGCTTATACCATTGATACGATTCCATTCCCCAGCATTGATGAGATTGGGTGGGACACTATTGATAACATCGTTGCCGATGCTAATTTCCGCACTGATCTTTGCAGCGATAACAATGGGTATAGCTACGCTCCGCACAATAGCGAACTTGATGCCGGAAATGATTATACAGGTTACGCGGTTCTGAGCACCGATCTTGCCGAAAAGCACGCTCTGGCCACATTCAAACGGCTCAGCAAGATCAAGGTCTATGCGCGCAGGGAGGGTGCGGGCGAGTTGACCGTCGAGTTGAAACGGGACCACGAGACGGCGTGGCAGCCGGTGGGTTCTGTATCGCTTGCGGGAAGCAAGGATATCCTTGTTGCCGATTTGCCCTGCGATTACCGGGCGAGACATTTTCTGCTAAAGATATCGGCGATGAATCATTTCCGATTTATCGGGGTCGTATTCGAGTACATTTTGGTGGGTACGAACTGATGGGACAGACGGGAAGCAAAAACTTGCTCATTCCGCCGATGGACGATCTCGATAGCATCGAGAAGTTAGCGAATGCGGTGCGGGCGTTGGCGGCGGTTTTGGACGAATCGCACCGCCGGGCGTGGGATGATATTGCCGACATTTACGAATCTACGCCAAAGAGCAAGCTCCTGTCCACCATTCGACGGACGGATACTGTAGCTGACGCCGACCCCGCCAAGGGGAGTATCATTCGCGGGTCCGGTGACACACCTTCTGTTTGGGAGGATTATCCGATATCGGATGGGGAGGAAGGCGAAGCGCTTACGAAGATAAATTCGCAGATCGTATGGGATCTGCCTGGATTGAGATTGTTCGTTCTCCGACTGACAATGGCTGCTGTACCTGCTGAAAATAGCCAGAGCGATATTGTACTTTTAGATCATTCAATTGATTGGAGGAATAGGATTATCTCTCCTGAGGTCATTTTTTCCGATCTAAACCAAGGCCATGTTTATTATGATGCCGATCCTTATGAAAATTTCATAGCAGCAGATGTGTTAGATGATACTGCAACTGAGGTTGTTGCTGAATCTGGTCACGACCATACGCTATTGCGAACAGAGGCAAAGTTTTATGGATCAGGACATGACCAAGCGGCGGTTGATACTAACCGAAGGTATAGATTAGGTGATGGCACTAATCTTGGATATTTGCTTCATTGTATAGGGCATAAGGTATATGCATGGGTCTCGGCCGGAGGTGATGCGGGATTGGCTGCAGGCGATTTGGGTTTGTATTGCTACAAAGGGGGCCTTGGTCCTGGTAGTAATATGCCGATCACTTATGCTACGATTCCCTTACTTTTAAGATATTCCCCACAGATTACGGACACTGATTATCACAAGAGCTTTTCCTTGTCAGGCGATTAGGAGATTAAATTATGGGATGGCTAAGCAACTTTTTCGGCGGCGAGATGAAAGAGGCCCCGGCTCCGAGGATCAAAGAGACGCCTTGGGCACCTGAGGCGCGATCGTTGCTTCAAGGGTTGATGCGACGGGCGGGAGCTGAGCAGATGCCGCTCCTGGAAGTGCCCGGCATGAGCGAAGCAGAGCGGGCGGGACAAGCGACATTGATGAACATCATGGGCGGTGGTGCATTCGCCGATCCTAGAATGTCCCCGCTTTATGCAGGCTTGAGAGAGCAATTGAAGCTCGAAGAGGAAGAGGCCGCCAGCGCTCTGCGCCGCCGGTCGCAGCTAGGCGGTATGCTCTATTCATCGCCGAGTATCGGTGCGGAAGGAAAACTCCGTTCACGCTTCGCTGCTAATCGTGCATCACTCCTGGGCAGTCTCTACGAGCAGGAGCGGGCAAGGGACAATCCGTATTCCCGTCTGGCCGCGGCGATGCAATACGGAGCATTGCCCCGTCAAATTGCCGGTCAACAGGCTCAGGCCCGATATGCCCAGCGGCTTGGGACTCAGATGTTCCCCTATGAGACACAAGCACCATTAGCGCAGCAGATGCTTGCCTACCAGCCGTGGTATCAGCCACAAATGTATTATCAGCCGGGTGCGTTTCAGAGTGCGATCTTGCCACTTATGGGTATGGGAACAACTCTTTTGTCTGCTGGATTATTGAGTGGTGCGTTTGGTGGCAGCGGCGGTGCTGCTGGCAATATGTATACCCGCCCACCGGTATATGCGCCTGGTGTTGGTCCCGGCTCTAAGTTTGGTTGAGCTTTTGGAAACTAAGAGGTAACACTATGCCTATACGACCTATGCACATCAGCTTTCCTCAGACCAGAAGCCCGTTCATACAATCCCCTTACCCGGCGGATCGATACGGTCTGTGGCAGTTGAGCAAGATGGTGGACGACTACACCAGCCGTGTAGCAGACGTTCAGAAGCAGCGAGCGGAAGACATGGCGTTTGCCCGACTATCTCAGGCAGAAACTCCACAGGAGATGAGAAGCCAACTCGCCGAGCTTCAAAAATCTCGTCAAGACCGCAAGCGCAGTCTGTTGGAAGGTATGCTCAATGCATTGAATCCCAAAGGTGAATACCCATACGTGACAGACCTGGAGCGGGCAATGGGCATTGCAATAACTTCCCAGATGCTTAAAGAAGATGAACTGGACCGCAGGCTCAAAGAGGCCCGGATCGGTGCGTTGGAGCGGAGCAATCTACCCAGGGAAGTTTCTCCTTATGACAAGTTGCCTTGGTATATGGCTCCATCATACAGAGGGTCGGAGGAAGCCGAAATTGCCGCCGGTATAAAGCCCAGGGCGACTGTATCTACACAAAGACCCCCAAGTGTGACACGCGAGAAGTGGGATAGTCTGACGGAAGAACAGAAAAAGGCGGTAGTGGAAAGGGAATACATCGGCAAGCCTAAAGAAGCCAAGGCGAAGGCTCAATCCGCTGCTCATGTCAAGGCAATCGAAGCAAGAATCAAGAGGTTGGAGAACGAGATCATTCGATTTATCAAGCAGCGTGATGCAGCGGAAAAAGATACTCTGAATTTTGTTGACTTGCCAGATGTTCAACTCAAGGCAGCCGAACTTTACAAACGAATGAAGTTGCGGAAACTCAATGCTCGACTTAAAACC